TACATTAGAATATTCCGTACCTAGTATTCTACCCTCTCTGTACTGTGCTTCTATATGCTTACTAACAGTAACCATGAGGGTATCAAATATACCTGAACCAGAAACTTCATTGTCATTAGAAATTACTACATTGTCTGTTAGTTCTTTTATATCTATATCATATAAACCCATACTTGATACCTCTCATGGAATATTAATCGTTTATTGTATTCTTTGCTAGCTGTCTCTGTGCTAAGTCTTTTAGTTCTTTATCTGTAAGAGGTGGTAGAATTTCTATATCATATTCTTTAGCCATATGTGTTTTAATAACCTCTTTACCGTCTACTTTCTTAGTATACACTCTCTGATATTCTTTCTTCTTTAGTGCATTAAATATAATATCAGGTATATGGTATGGTTCATTAAATAATACATACTTTTTAATAAAACCTATCTTTGCATTACCTACACTAATTATCTCTCCTTGGTACTCTTTCTTATTAGGATTCTTACAACTAATTATACATCTAATAAGCTTTTCTGCTTTTCTTCTAGCTGATATAGAAGGATTAACAGCACCTTTAAGGTTCTTAGAGTATACAGTACCTTCCTCTTTTTTACCTTCATTACTATCTGTGCTTACCTGATTATCTTTTTTATAATCAGCTATTCTAGCAGACAGAACTTCATATGATATATTACCTGCATACTTAACACCCAATTCATCTGCTTCTTTCTTTAGTTCCTCAAAGCTTTTCTGCTCTGGCATAAATCCTCCTGTAAATAGAGGGGACTAGCCCCTCTATTATTAGTTTATATTAGATTACAGTTCTGCTACTACATTACATACAGCCAACCACTCAGGTCTAAGTATCATAGTACCATAGTACCATTTAATACTATAGAATCCTGTCTCACCATAAGGGTCTACAGCATAACTTTCAGTAGAACCCGGCATAGACATCTTAACTTTAAATTTAACAGACTTACCACCTGTCTGGAATCCGATAGTTGTAAAAGACTTATTACCTACACATAGCACAGGATGTACATCATAGTTACCACCTGTAGCTCTATAACCACCGTTAACACCTTCTACCGCTCCTGCACCTTCTCTAATAGGCATTTCATTAACTACAATAATCCTAAAGTTATCTACAGAACCTTCTTCTCCGTTAGCAATATTACCTGCTTCTGCATAGTGATGAACAGGAATAAAAGCTTTCTCATTATGATAGTTCTTCATCTTTAGTACTGTATGCTTAACCTCTGGAGAGATATAAAGGTATCTAGCAGAAGATATAGTTTTGGTATCAATCATCCTAGACCCTGTAATAATCTCTGTATTTCTAGGACACTTGTTGTTATTTAGCTCTGTATTTAGTTTAACCAACATATCATAGGTAAGTACAGACGCAGTAGAACCATCTGCACCAGTTACCTCAGCTATATCGGTAGCATCACCACCATACATAATAACACCAGCACCATTAATAAGGTCAATAGCAAGCAAGTCCTCTACAATCTCATTAGCACCTCTAAGGGCTTCTCTTGTCATATGAGTAATAAGTTTATCATCATCATCAAACATTCTTGATTCGTCTGTAAACTCGGAATAGAAGCCCAGCTTCTGGATAGTACCTTCAATATTTATCCTAGTGTAACCAACTCTGTTAACCTTACCACCATTCTCTGTTAGTGCTGGTATCTTATTTAGAATAGTACCAATATCTCTACTAGAGCCATATAGGTTACCATCTGCAATTACTGCACCTGTAGCATCAATACCCTCATCATTCACGTTTCTATCATCTAGTAGTGGTAGATAATGGTGTAGCTTGATAGTCTTCCCCATATGGGCTGGCATGGTAATAGTATCAGCCAACTGTGTGAAATACATTTCTCTTGGCAGATCACTTAGTGCTTTTTTGTAGTGGTACAGAGTGACTATATTAGCACCAATACTACTGTCTGTTCCTGCTTTATATTGCATAGTCATAATTATTTCTCCTTAATATCAATAGAGTTTCTTACGCTCTAATTTTTGAAAGTCTTCATCTGACATATTTAATATGTCTTCATCGGTATATTTTACTTTAGATGGACTTGCTTTAGAAGGAGATGGTTTAGCTTTACTTTTATCTACAGTTTTGGTGACAGTTTGGGTAACCTGTACTGGTTCTTGTTTAGGTTTACTAACAGGTGTACTATTAGTCTCTTCCTGTACAAGTTTATTAACTACAACCATATAAGCATCTAGATCACTCATACCTTGTAGCCTACCAAAAGTTCTCTCTCTGTCAACAATTGACTGTACTTTGTCAAACCTTTCCATTTCTATTTCTTGGTGCAATCCTACCAATAGATCAGGGTTCTTTAATAGCTTCTCTCTACTACCCTTATCCCACACTTGAGTTACTATTCTCTTTGTAGTATCAAAATGTGGTGAATCCTGTATCTCTTTTACTGTTTGATTAAAAATTGCTTCTTCTTCTGTAGCCAGATTGTTAGAAGGTTTATAATCAATATCCTTTTCAGGGTCAAACTCATACATATCTAATTTAGAATCTTTTAGAAGCTTTTTAATAGCTTCTGGATTCTTATTCTTAATATCTATAAGATAATTAAGTTCTTCCTCATCTATATTATTCTTTTCTAAAGAAGATAATACCTTTAATGCGGGTTTTATAGTAGCCATCTTCTTTACATAGTTAGCCCCCATCTGCATTAGACTTATTACATCTTCTTTACTCTCTGGTGTAATCATCTTACCATTAGCCTTAAAAGGCTTCATGATATCTCTATAAAACTCATCATACTTTATAGGTTCTTTATTATCTTCTACATCTTGCTCTTTATTTTCGCTTTCAGTATCTTGCTCTGTATTCTCTGAACTCTCTCCTGTACCTTCTTCTGCTTCTGCATTCTCTTTATTTTCTTCTTCCTGAGTACTGTTGGACTCATCATCAGAATTAACCTCTTCATCTGTAGTTTCTTCAGTAGTGGTGGTTTCCTCTTCTGTTTCTACTATCTCTTCTTCTAATGTCTCCTCAGTACTTTCATCACCAGTAGCTTTATTTGTTTCAGGAGTATACGTAGCAAACTCATCATCTGGCATATTTAACACTTTAATATCTTCTTCATTAGAAAGTGTCTCGTCTTCTACTGACTCTTCTGTGTCTTTCCAAAATCCTGCCATAATTAAACCTCACTCTCAAAGTTTTCTATATCTTCTTTAGCCTGCTGTAGGGCATTTTCCATCTGATGTCCTCTGGCTATAATATTATGGAAATACTGATTTAGCTCCCCAATTGTAGTTATTCTATCTTCTATAGCTTTAAGAACTACAGCATTCTGTCTTACAGAATTGTCTGCTTTAAGAAATACCAATCTTTTAGCTTCATTAGTAAATAAGTCTTCTAGTATAAGTTTCTTAAAATCAGGATTATCGTGTAGTCTAATAACACACTCTCTTAGTTCTATAGCTTCTTTAGCCTGTTCTTCCGTAACCTTAAGCTCTTCATACATCTCTTCTTTAGTAGTATTACTCATTAGTTCTCCTATCGTTATTTGCATTCATGGAATTTAGTACTGCTATATTAGCTTTATTTTCTTCTTTTAATATTTCTTTATCCATCTGCTCTTGATGGTCTATACCTTGACCTTTTCTAACAAAGTCTAAATCTTTAATATCTGCTTCACTAGATAGCTTCTTAGCTTTAGCTATTTCTGCTTCTGTTTTAGCAGATTTTAATTGAACATCAATTTCATTCTCTGCACCTTTAGCCATTTCGTTCCTAACCTGTGCTTCCTTCATTGCTACTTCTAGTTCTGCCATTCTCTGGGCTACTGGGTCTGGTTGCTCTTCATACTCTTCTATCATCTTAGCTAGTTTATGTCTCTTATCGAGTCTAGCTATATCAGCTAATAAGATTTTAGTAAAACTAAATGGTACTTTATTGCCTAATGTCTGTAACATAAAAGCAAGTTTTTGTGACTGCATATTATCGACTTCAGGTGTAGATATAGATAACTCTAAATCATACTTACCTGCTAAACTACTCCTCGGTATAGTGATAAATTCTTCATCTGTTAACCTGATTATTTCTTCATCTGATAGCCATACAGCATTCATAGATATAATCATTCTAGCTATTTCTATCAGACCTTGAGACAGTCTCCTTAATATTCCCATTTCCCTTTTATTACTAGCGTCTAAAGCACTTCTAATGCCACCAACAGAACTACCAAGAGCATCACCTGATATCCCTTCACTAAAAGCTTTCTTACCTACTAGTGCTTCTGATTCCATCTGTAGCATCTGCACTATCTCTAAAGCACTTCTGGGTATTTCAGGATACTTAAACATATGGAAAGCTTGATCTGGGTTAATATTAGGGTTAAATTTAAAATCCTGACCATTCTTATACTTTTCATAGTTAACAGCATCTAGAGCATCTTTAGATATTCCTGTCTGACCATTAGCTGACTTACCTAATAGATCAATCATACCTCTAAATACAGCACTTATAATATTCTGGTTATCTTCTAGTAATGCTGAATCTGACTCACCATAAACTGATCTTCTAACAGGCATATATGGTACTACTACGAAAGGTAGTTTATTAAAAGGATATGGGTTCTTATCAAGCCTAATCATTATATCACCTACATATGTAGCTATAATAGGCTCTACTATACCTGTATTATTTATATCCCAATAACCCCAATACTCATAACATACAAATTTCTTTCTAGGCTTATCCTTAAAAGAGAAGGTGTCTACATTATCAGAATAGTCTGGGTCTGATAAAGGAGAATAATCATCTGCTCTAATCATGTCTAGGTTAGAGTATCTACCATCTTTCTTTAGTGTAGACATATCTGTAGTAAATCTATGTATAATAAAATTAGCTTTAGATAAATCCCCCCTACAACTAGGGTCTATAATTACATCTCTATAATCACATATCTCTAATGAAGGTCTATTTATCTTTTCTACTATTTTCTTTCTGATACTTTCTTTCTTTTCTTTAATTATAGGTTTACCACTTTGTAAATATGCTTGTGCTTCTTCTTCAGACATTTCACCAGACTGTACTTTATCCTGCAAAAACATCATAGCTTCTTCTGGTGTGGCATATATAGTCTGTTCTTCTATCTCTTCTACTTCTTCTTCAACTGTTTCCCAGCCTACTTTAACTATAACTGTACCTTCATCCACACAGGTACGAACATAATTATCTATAAAAGCTACCCTATCTATATCTTTATTAAACTGGCTATTAAGAATAAGTTTATTGAAGTATGCACCTTCTTTATCCATATGAGTAGCAGGCTGTATTTCAAATAAAGTATCATTACTTAGGAATGGTTCTGTTAATGAAGGATACCTCCATTCAGCTTGTTTTCTTATAAGTTTAGCTTGTATCCTACTATTACCTTTAGGTATCTTAACCTTTAGCTCTGCATTATAGCTAGATAACCATTGGTCTATCTTTCTGACCTGTTCTGAGAATGTAGTGTAGCTCTCATCATAATCATGCTTTAAGTCTCTAACGGTAGGTGGGTTCTCCCAATCTACCATTTTTTCTACTAATTTATCTGGTATTGTAACAATGTTATCCATAATTAGCCTTTAGTTATCTTATATGTATGACCAAATACACTAGAATATTTAGTTATTATTTTATACAAATCTTCTGGTGATATCTTAGATAAATTATTAGGTATACCTTTATAACCACCAACCTTAATAGCCATAGCACCTAGTTCAGAACAGAACCATTTGTTTAAGTCTTCCCATGTTCTGCTGAACATAAAAGAACATATTGCTTTACTGTCATATTTTTTACCAACCTGAGCTTCTAAGAAAGCCTTAACAGACTCATCGTCTAGGTTATCTAACTCTATTATGTCAGTAACATTTTTAATATGTTTAGGTTTATGTACTCCTGTAGCAAATCTACTTTCGTATATAGTATTATCTACCTCTATAGCTACATGAGAGAACCGACTCATAGTAGCTATTCTAATTAATAATGCTCCGGGTTTATAACTTGTACAAAATAAAAGTTTAACCATGTTAAAGCCAATCCTTGTTTGTTACACGCTGTTTAAAAAGAAAATAAAGCTACTATATTATGGTTCATCGCCATAGTCCACATCTTCTACTTTAGTACCATCTGCAATAGCTTTGTGACAAATAGCTCGTTTACTATCTATAAAAGCTTTCATAACATTTCTATCTTCTTCTGTATACGGAGTTAATAAGTTAGTTATATTTACCTGTTTATAAATTGGATAAACGGCTTCTATCACTTGATTACATTTAGCTTCTATTTGCTCAATTCTTTGTTGTTCTCTTTGCTCATAAGTTGTGAAATCTTTAACTATAAACTTACCGTTTTCATAGCAATTAGCGTTTATATTTAAAGCTTCTTGCCAAACTTCGTCTGTAACTTCTATATTTGGAGTTGGTATTTCTAAATGGATTTCGTCATCATACCACCCTAAAAGTTTGTTTGTTCCATTTTCTATGTTTGCGTATTTCATTTATTCTCCTTAATATCCGATTACTATATAATAAATATTAAGTGGGTAATTCTCATTTGTAACTCGTGATATTTCTCCTTGGCTTCTTGATAATATCTTTATACCGAAACCTATATTGAGATCAGGAGAGCCAACTATACCACAAGCCGCCGATGGAAATGCAATAGGAAAGTTTATAGTTGCAGCACCAGTACCATATACTTTTCCCCATTGTAAAATAAGACCATTAGGTAATTTTGTCCAACCATTAGTACCTAAACTTTGTGTGAAACCTAGTGTACTTGAACTATTAACTACCGACTTAACAAAAGCAGTTGTCGCTATCTGTGTATTATTTGTAGCTACTGTTGCTGTTGGGGCTTTTGGTATTCCAGTTAATGCTGGGCTATTTAGTGGTGCTTTTGTACTATCGTATACTGTAATGTTAGCACTACCGTCAAAATTAACCCCATTAATTGTTCTAGCAGTAGCTAATTTTGTAGCAGTTGCTGAATTACCAGTGATGTTTCCTGTCACATTCCCAACTATATTTGATGTAAAAGTTTTGACACCTGCTATTGTTTCGTTTCCAGTTAATCCCACTTTAGTATTTATAGCATCAGTCGTAGCCTTTTGGCTCATTGGGAATTCGGTTGAGGTTCCAGTGGTTTGGCTGATGTTGCCTGTGTGGATGATTTCTATCCAAGATGACCATGTTGTAGTGTTTTGTTTCGTTCTAGTTAAAATCCTGTCAGCTGTTGACGAATAAGCAATTTGTGTAATATACTGATCAGAGCCGTGCACGAATTGTTGCACTACACCACCTACACTGCCATAAACCCAGTTTGGTGTGCCCCCAGTAACATTAAAAACCCCATTCATATTAAGATCATTTAAGTCTGATACTGGAAGTGGGGCAGCTTCTCCTACTCTACCTATACTAAAATCACCAACTTTTAAGACTCTGCCAGCAGTTATATCTGTGCTTGATGTTGTTAGATTCGCAGTAGCAGCCGTTCCTAAGCCAGTAATTGTCGTTGTACTGTGGTTGTGGCTATCATCAGCTACTTGCGTAGACAATGTTACATCAGTACTTCCGTCAAAAGATGTATTACCGCTAACATCACCAGATATAGTTATTTTTCTAGGCGTTGCTAGCTTTGTAGCAGTAGCGGAGTTTCCAACTAGATTTCCTTGTACACTACTTGTAAAAGTTTTAACCCCTTCTATTGTTTGACTACCAGTTAGTTTTACCGCTGTAGAGTCACTTTCTGCTATTTCTCCTCTTACGGTATTAAATTCTTGTGCTATTCTTGTAGCTAAACTCATTATATACTCCTATGTTAACTTAATGTTGCTTCAAATTCAGATACTGTACCTATACTAGAAATAATTTTATCACTAGACCATGTTTTATCTATATCTATAGTTGTATCGCTAAATATCTTAGTAGCGTAATTACTATCATTTAATGCAGTAGAGATGTCCTGCTTAGCATTTAAAGCTGTTTGTGTAGCATTACTAATAGGTTTATTTAGGTCTGAAGTATTATCTACGTTACCAAGTCCTACATCACCTTTTACCAGAATAACATTACCTGTTTTAGCAGCTACACTGTTTACAACATTGACTTGAGCACCACTTTCTATACCAGCCAGTTTAGTCTTATCAGCAGTAGTAAAATCTTCTGTTGACAGACCTTTACCTATAACTTTATCTACCTTATTTGCAAGAGCAGTATTTGTAGCATTACTTATAGGTTTATTAATATCTGAAGTATTATCTACATTGGCTAGTCCTACATCAGACTTTGTAAGAACCACATCTCCTGTTCTTCCTGCTACTGTCTGTACATCGCTATCTAAACCATTATATACGTTGAAAGTAGCTGTAGAAGCATCTGTATATGTAATTGTGTAAGTATCTGTAGCACCGGATTTAGCAGGATCACCACTTACATCTGTGGTAGAAGTAAACTGTATATTTACTATACCTGTACCAGTATCACCTTTATCACCTTTATCTCCTTTACCAAACGGTGCAGGAACAGACCAGTCTCCTACTGTATCTGAAGCTTTAAAGTATATTTCTGCATTATCTGAATCAAGAAAACTAAAACCTTTACTCCTGTCATCATAGTTACTTTTTTCTGTTAAAGTACCTATGGCATTAACCTGAAAAGCATCACCTTTGTCGCCTTTAGCACCCTGTGGTATTATAAAAGTAAAACCACCAGTAGTATCATCATATACAACAGAAGCACTAGACCCGGGAACTGCCGTTACAGTGTTGCTAACAGTTACATTTTTAATTTTATCTGCTTTTTGTGTTGCTGTATTAGCCGCACTAACAGCTACATCTGCTTTAATTGTAGCTATATCAGCTTTCTCTGTTGCTATTTGTGCATTTTCTTCTGCGTTTTGTACATCAAATATATTAAGAGCTACAATATTAACATCTGCAATGTTGTTTGCTACTTCATTAACACTGTTAATATCATAAGCTACAACATCAACATTATTTATACTGCTTGCTACACTTCCAATAGTATCCTTTGTTTGTAAATTACCTGCAACAACACCTACAGAAGAATTAATAGAATTAAGGTCATTTCCTACAGTTTGTATGTAGTTATTACCTCCTGCTTTTACATCTTCGTATATTACCAAAAGTTCTGTTAAAGCCGAATGAACCTGTTCTAATTCTGTTAGTTTATTATATATTGTAAGATCACCATTTGGTACACCTCCTGTATAAGTATCAACAAGTTCAGGTATTCTCTCCTGAACATCCAGAACCTGTTCAATACTGTTTGCAAGAAGTATGATATTATCAATTTCATTACCAAGTTTAATAATATCTCCTGATCTCATGGCAAGAGTTCTAAATGCTGAGGTTGTTTTAGCCCAAAAATAGATAGGCTTTTCTTCTTTGTATAAACCACTTACAGCATTTAATTGTATTCTTTCTATATTACTGTTTTGACCTATTGCATCATATATTCTTACAAATTCTCCTACAACATCTGCGGAAAATCCTGCAATAAGGGTACTTTCCAGTTTGGCAAGAAAAGCTGTATTGTTATTAAACTGTATAAGAAGATCACCATGAGTAGATATATTGATAGGATTACCATCAAACGTAAAAGGGATTTCTAATACTTCACCATCCACAAATGTAACAGTAGCTTTATCATAATAAACTGTTTTAGAAGCATCTGTCCAAATATCTTCTGCATCATCAGGATACTTTTTTATTGTATCTTCTGTAATACCTTGCATATTCAGAGCAAGATTAATATCTATTTTTCTATTACCAAGATATTCTCCTTTTTTAAGATCCATTATTGCTTCAGCAAGGTTTAATTCTGCTATTTCTTCCAATACAGGCACTATGCCGTCATCAAATATTTCATTAGACTCTATTATTATGTCTAATTTTTCTGCTAACCTATTAATGTTTTCAATAAAGCTAGACATTAGTTCCTCCCATATAACTACCTAAAAAAGTATCAAACTGTAACATAACAGGACTTAGTATATCATCTGCTTCCTCGCAGTAGGTATCAAAGAAAGCTACCTGTTCTTTAGTAAGTAGATATTTGTTATTATTAATTATTGCTGAATCAAGTACCTTAATAAAGTTATTTGTAAATACCTTAGTGTCTGTTCCTGTAATATTACTATATTCTCTATGTACACTCTTACCAGTCTCACTCTCGTAAAATTTAGTATTCTTTCTATCAGGGTATATACCTACGGTACTAGATAAAGACTCAAACATACTACTCATACAAACCCCTTATCTCTTATATCGGTTTCTATATCAAGTAAATCCATACTATAACCTCTTTGCTCTAACTCATAACAACTTTTCTCAAACATATTATAAAAATTAACTGTAGGTGCTTGCATATTAGATTGTTTATTTATACTAGACTGACCCTTATGTCCTATATAATGTAATAAAGCTTCTAACATATCGTAGGGGAGTTCTATTTCGTCTTCTGAACTGGTTACTGTAGGTGGATTAGCTTTATACAAGAACAGTACTTCTTCTTCTATTGGTGCTTTAAACAAGAAAGATGTTGGGGTTAGTTGTGTTATTTCGTAGTCTGTATCAGAAGATATTCTTTTATACCTAAGTTTCTCTCCCTTAGAATTATAAATAATAAGTACACTACCTATATCTTTATTTCTAAGGTTATACACCTTAACCTCTGGTACTGTCTGTATAATCTCTACTTTAATAGACAGATTAAATCTTTTATATAATTCTATTAAACCTAAATTTACATAAGACAGAAGTGCATCTGTATCTGTTTTAAGGGATAACTGCTTTAACTCTCCATATTTAGCGTGGTTTATTATTTCTGCTACTTTCATCCTAAAATCCTATACTATGTAAGAGTTTAATGGTGTTATGTCTATAACATCATCTATGTCACTTTCATATACACCACTATAGTTTTGTTTGCCAACCATTTCTTCACTAGGCTTCCAAGCTTTTAACAAAGGTAATTGAGAAATACAATCATTAATATCATTATGCCTTGATTTCATACCCGATGTAGTAACATGTAATATTTCGTCTAAAGCTTCTATAATTAATGTAGTACCTTTTAGTTCTTCTGGAAGCCATATCTTTTTACTTTTAAATAACGGTACTACTGTAGAGAACCTAGTTAATTTATCTGTAGAAGGTCTAATACCTGCCTCTTTAGATTTCTTATCACTAGCGAATGTAAAGTAACAATTCCTTATTACCATTTCATTATACATCCAAGATATAAACCCTTTCTGCTGTCCTGTAATCTCTACACCAACCTCAAAGGGTTTATACTGTGCAACAAAATTAAATAGGTCATCTATATTCCTATCCATTAGTTGTTTATTACACACACCATCTACTAATAACCAATCACCGTTAGATGTATAAGCCCACACTAATATAACACTATAGTCCGCTGAATGTTTATCCGATACTGCAAAGTCTGTAGTAATATAGAAGTTATACCTGTCTTTATTCTTTAATACATTATCCCTTTTAAACCATACTATATCTTCTTTACTAACCAACCTGTCTTCATCAGATATAATTCTAAGCATTAGTTCTTTGTTAAATACTTCAACCATACCAATAGATAGTAGTCTATCAAATTCTTTCTTAACCTTCTCGTATGGAAATCTGTCTTCCCATGCACCTACAAACTCTTTCCTACTACAAGGGAATGACTCACATATAGGATATACTCTAGTATTCCAAGCATCACTACCAGCGGCTTTATATAATGGGTCTTTCTTATTAAATGGTGTACCTGTCCATATAACAAGCTTCTTAGTAGGAGAATATAAAGCCTGTTCTACAGCACCATATATTATTTGTTCTATATCGTTAATAATGGTAGGGCTGTTAGCGTTCTTATCACTCATCAAGTCATCGGAAAAAGAGAATTGAGGTCTTTTACCATAAGCTTTAAAACCTCTAACTCCAGAGGTTACACCGAACCCTTTTATGAACAGCTTATGGTTATTAAGGTTGGTAAATTCAAACCTACCTTCTAATATCTTTACCTTGGGTATATATTTCTGTAGGAACTCACTATTATCATATCTAGACTGTAACTGCATCTTTAAACTACTAACACCATTATCCATAGTATCTGCTATAAACATACCTACAGATAAATCCTCATACCCTTTTATAGGCAATCCACCATACACTGCTATAAACAATATTAAATATTCTAAAATAGAGGTTTTACCTAACCCTCTAGAAGCTACAAACAAGTTATGCGTATGATGTTCTAGTTGGTCTAACATATCATAATGAACTATAGGTGTTTTATTATCTTCACCTTGACCACCGTTTACTAATTTAATGAAGTTTACAAAGGTAAGAGCAAATTTAGATGGATTACTATTAGAATACATATTCTTATAGTCTACACTATTAACTAAATCTTCTAGTTCCATCTTTTCTATTAACATTAGTTTTCTTCTTCCCCTTCTTCCTTGTTGGCAGGTACTAAAGCAGTTTCAGCTATAGTTTTTAAAGGAACACCTTTATCCATCATTTCTAATTGTGTAGTGGCTAACTCTTCCATTAGTTGCTTTAAATCAGATACAGATTCACTATCTTTAACACCTATATTAAGCTGTACTACTTGGTCTTCTGGTGGTTTAGTATAGTTTAACACTGTATTACAAGCATTAACTCTAGCTATGTCAGATTTACTAGATTTCATAATCTTTACAGCTTCTACTAAGGCTTCTTGAAAATATGGTGCATTATACACATAACTAGGTACTATAGTCTGTTGTAGTATTTGTGTTACTAATTTAGAAGATTTATATTTATGAGTATACCCTGCTAACATCTTATCATACATTTCAGGTCTACTAGCATATTCTACCCTCATCTTCTCTATCTTATCAGGAAAAGTGAAAGCGTAAGCATCCTTATCTTTATGCCCTAACATGATAAAGGTTACAAATCTGATAGCATTAGTATATTGGTATAATGTAAATTTGGATTCGGATAGTATCTTGGAATAGGTAAGGAAGTTGTCTCTGAAATCTTCTATTACCATATGGTCTGTTTCAGCAGTATTAATAAAGTCTACTATATCATCTGTGATAATAGTTTTAAATCTTTTAGGCATTACGTCTAATAAGGTTTCTTTTGTAATCATATTACCTCCATTAAAATAACATAAATGTAAAGTATTATTTTTGTAAAGTCAATAAATAGAAAACCCCTCTGTTTCCAGAAGGGCTTCTACATTCATCTGTTCTATTATATTAACTTAAACTAAAAGGAGTTTATATACATATAATCTATGTACACTCTATTGTCTACTCTAAAGTTAATTTAAACTCAAAAAATTTAATACCACTAGTATGTGTACTGAAATATACTATTACAGATACAACTGAATATGATTGTTTTATAGGCAGTTTTCCTATCTTTACTATGATAGTACCTGTACTCTGTCCTGTAGTATAATCGAAGCTTGTTGGGTATTTATCAGAACAATACAAAGCACCTTCTATTTCTAAGCATACCTTGGTTATAGAAGCCATTCTAGGTTGAGACAGAACCTCACCTTTTTCGAATAGTTTTATCTCATAATCATTATCTAAGTTCTTATAAGCTTTTATAGTATTCATTATAGTAACCTATGTTTAAACTGTCCTGATTTAATCTTTATAATATCTCCTGATACTGGTGTTTGGTCTACAACATTATCATTATCAAACATAAGCATATTACCACCAGTACTAGCATCAAATACAGCCATAGCTACTATTATATCTTGGTCATTAGCTGTTGGTGTATATAATGTAATATCAGTAGTATTAGTTATCTCTTTAGCTGTAGCTATACTAAAAGAACTAAATAATGTTCTAGCATATCCTGTACCAGTCTGTTCTGTAAAACCTGTACCACTATCACTAATAACCGTACTAGAACTAGAAAAGTACATATCTGGTGCTGTAAAGGCTGTATTATTAAACAACAATGCTAACAAACTATTAGCTGTATAGTCTGTCATACCTGCACCTACAGCAGTAGTATTTATTGTTATAGATATAGCATCTATTGGTATTACAGGCTCATTACCAGATACTATATTAAGTTGTGATGTAAGTAATGACTCTCCTATTAATGTACCACCAGTACTAGCAGAATATATACCAGCATATGTAGCTGTAGCAACACCATCAGATTCAGGAAATACCATTTGGTTATTATTTTTTATACTACGATTACTAGGTGTGCCAAAAGTTACCTCCTGTCTTATATAACCAGTATAAGACACCTCTGTACCACCACTAGATGGTTGACCATTAAACAGCCCAATATAAAAATTAGATGGTGGTGTATATGCTGAGTTACCATATAAGTGATTTAATAAACTATTTTTAACAACATCAGTTAATTGTCCCATTATATATTTCCTTTATGTTACCAGTAAATATTTCTTTAATATAACCATTTATCTTTAAAACATTAAGTAGTGCCTTTATAAATACAGGTATATCTAATATATATTCTGTGTTTTCTAAAGACACATTTATAGCTCTAATTACATTATACACTATTGTATCTATAGTAGTATTATTTAATAAATCCGCCTCTAAACACCTAACTACACTAAACACAATATCGTCTATTGTACTATTATTTGTTGGTTCTATAGAACAGTTAATGTTCTTATACAAATAGGTATTCGGTATGATTAAACCGTTCTCTAAAGCCAATGAAAAATATAGTATATTACCTGTCGATATAAGTATATCTTCTATACTTACTGAGTTTTCAATACCTATAGTATAGTACCTATTTAATAATGAAATAATACTATCTATAACAAACGTGTTCTGTACATCTACAGTATAATACCTGTTTAATAATGAAACAATGTTGGCTACAGTAGACATATTCTGCACATCTACATCATAGTACCTATTTAACAATGAAGTAACACTATCTATAACAGACATATTTTGTATATCTATAGTACAGTACCTATTTAATAATGTAGTAATATTATCTATAGCAGACATATTCTGTACGTCTACTATACTATTTCTAACTATATTATTATCTATTGTATTTATTGTATCTGCGGTTTCTATATTTATTAAATTATTTCTTTGTAAGTTTATAGTTGTATTTAAAACGCTAGTATTACTAGCATTAAATATAAAATCTAAAGAACCCGTAGGTAAACTAGATAAATCAAAATAAAGCGGTCTTGAGACTGGTTGGAATAGTTTGTATGGTTGATTACTCAACAATTCGACATGTTGTGTGTTCAATGCTGTTTTAAAACCAAAACTATTGTAAATAGTTGCGTCATCAATAGAGGTGTATGAATTGCCAGAACCTATCTGGTTAAAGTCAAATTCAGTGTTTGAAGTAGAAAGAGTTTGTTTTAGCGATGCATTTTGATATGCTTTGACATTTTTGTTTTTATCACAAACAAAAACTAACTGATTTCTTTTGTTAAATACTTGAGTACTGGTAAAATCTACTGCTGTGTTAAATGCTATCCTAGACTTTATACCTGGATATATAGCAATGTAACCGTATACGATACTGTTATTGTACCCAGCTAATTTATTTTGAACTGTACTAGAACCTCTCTTTATAAAATCAAAAAAAAGCGAGAACTCTTCACCATCATTATTATGAAGGGTGCTATTGAGATATGCATAAGAAGGGTTAATTAGATTAATGCCGTATTTTTTATCAAAAGTGCCTTTCACAAGTTGGGTTCCGAACCCGTTGCTTTTGCACCCCAAATCAATTATTTTTTTATCCGTTCCTTGCCACCCCGGTACAGCGAATATAAGTTTGGAATAATCAACACCAAGCCAATCTTCACAATTAGCACGAACAGCATACCGAACATCAGCAATACTACCCCATTGTTCGGGTTTTTGATCAGGATTTCCCTGATAATACCTACCTATAGTATACATTTAAAAACTCAGCTTATCTTGTGTAGCAAATATAGATACTGTAATATTATTAGTTCCTGCACAAGAAACAGAGAACCTACCAGTATCAGCAGGGAAAGCAGAATTAAAATTCATAGTTTTAATACCAGAACCACTAGAACAATCTACACTACATACATAGTGTGCCTGATCATCATATTCTAAGTTCTTTTTCCTAGAATAGTAAATATCTAATATATCATCTGCGGCACTACCAGCAGATACACCCTTAATAGTTATCTCAGTACCTATCATATTAGAATCCCATGTATAATCATCTGAAGACTCTGTAGTACCTGTAGTTACTAATTTACTATCAGATGAAGACCATTGTATATAACCTGAAGACTGACTTCTAGTAGCCATCTATATTACCCCCATAGCCTTATAAGCATTAGCAAGCATAGTAAACCTAGACTCTGTTATTACAGCATATTCTATATCAGATTCAAGTATATCAGAACCATTATCTATAGAATTACCTATAGTAGTATTATAAGCTACTATCCTACTCATATCCTCTTCCTTAACACTACCAGCAAACAATGCTTTAGCGAAATCTAGTTCGTTAACTACAGGATTAGCTTCTAGTAATACAGCATTAGCTTTATAATAAAAATACTCTGCTACCCTAGTCTTAAATACAGAATCCTTAATCATATTTCTTCTTTTAACAGCATCCATAGTTATCTCCTATATTCCTGTATCTTATCTATTAGTTCATTTAAACTCTTACTATTAACAACATAGGTGTATTTACCTTTATCTCTAAACCACACTAGTGGATACCCTGTCATACATTTCCTACAATCTACATGAAACATTATATCACTACTATAATTATATCCTCTAGTATCAAAATATACACCAATACCTCCAAATAAACTACTACCATATAATTTATACAAAAACCATAATATATCTGTATCCTTAGCTATAAAGAAATCTAATGCATCACTTAACCTATCTATAGCATAATGTCTACTAGTCTTGCTACCACTAAATCTAGCTAATGCACCATCTACCCTGCTAGGATACCAACTAACATCTGTTATACCTCTAGCTGTATTATACCTCTTTAATGCATTAGGGTCTATATAGTCTACCTCTTTAGGATTAAATTCTGACCTCTTAAAATACTGGCTCTTTCTCCAATTGATATTATTCATATGCCTCCTATATGTAACATTATTGTCGTATTAAAGTATTTCTATCATTCTTGTTTTACCGTTAACTATCCTAATATCCATTATTTCTTTAAGGTCTGTAGCATTAGCTTTCTTATCTATACCTTCTTTATCATATAGCTTTTGTAGTTTATCTTTAACCTGTTTAGCAGAGTACCTATTTCCTTTCTTAAACATTCTTTTTATCTTATCTTTATAATATCTATAATCTTTAGAGCCTATAAGACCTAATTTCTTCTTAGTATACTTTTCTTCTAAATAGACCTTACCAAATCTTCTGTAACTCTCTAGTACTAAATCTACATACTCTTTATACTGTTTATATTTATCAACACTGCCTGTAGCTATAAACTCATTAGCTACGTCTTTATATGTAGGTTTACTAATCACAACACTACCATTAGTATTAACTCCGTTTAAATATCCTGCTATATTAAAACCTTCTTTATATTTAGAATATATTTGTTCTATAAAGTATGTATCTGAACTAATAAGATTATTGTTAATAACAAAACTATCTATCTCCTTAATGTATTGGGAGTACATACGAAAGGTATTATCACATCTAAACCCTCTTTTATTACCAACAGCTTTATTAGCTTCCCAACTTATAATCTGGTCTGTTACAGATTCTTTAGTTCTTTCTATAGTCTCTATCAGTTCAGCTTTAGTAAAATCATCTATCTTTTTATTATATAGGTATAAGTATTTACCCACATGGTTATTATCACTATTTCTAATCCTAGACACTGCTTGTAGTAAATCCACATTAATATCTATCATAGTAAAGTCTCTATTAATTGTACTAACAACTATAGATATAGCTTCCTTATCATATAAATCTATTCCTTTAAACCCTGTACTTGTAATAAATGTGAAGGTAGGAAGTTTACTATAATCTTTAATTCTAGGGACACCTTTAAGTTTTATACTAGTATTAAGACTATTGCCTGCTATAACACCTACATCATCACTCTCATCTAATCCACTGTCTTTTAACACCTTCTTTATAGAAGACACAGAGTTAATAAATATAACTGCTTTAGTTATTTTTGTATTATTAAAATAAACTTCATTATGTTCTGCTAAAGGCATAACGATTTCTTCTACTAAGCTTTTAATAGGATAGGGTCTTTCCATAAGCATAGGAGTAGTTTTAATATTATTACCCCACAGTAGCTTAACCTGATCTAGTTCACTAACCCATTTAGGCATATATTCTAATGGTATAGGTGTAGCAGATATCATACTAAGTCTATCTCTGTACTTGTAAGCAACTTTAAACAACTCTGTATTAGCATCAGAGTCTAGCATACTTATCTTACTCATACTCTTTAATTTCTGTCCTTTTAATAGTTCCTGACTCTCATCTATGACTAGCTTACACCTATCTAATAGATACTCTACTTTACCTATCGAATCATAGGTAACCATAATTTTAATTACATCAGTGTTATTAAGATATTCTTCTATATGTTTAGAAGCAGTATTACCCTTTACACCTAAGATAGAACCACTAAACCTACTATTAGGATACTGGCTAACCTTATTATCTATTAATACAATATTAGGTACTGCAACTATAGTATCTATATTATTTTCTAAGGCTACACTAGTTAGACCACAACCCGGTAGTGTTTTATCTATATAACCTAAAGGTATCTCATCTAATGTTTCACTTGCATACCTTCCAATACACTTAATTTCTTTTAAATTTGGTAGCATATAAAAGCTTTCTTATTAAAATATTCATCGCAACATAATGCACACTATTATTAATATATTCTTATACTTATATACTATATGGACTTTTAAAAGTCAACTTTATTATAGGGGTTTTTGGGTAATTATTTATCGTAGATTTATTAGAAGAATTACGTATTATTATATTAGTATCTGAACTTTATAATATCCTTTTTCCTGTTTTCCTCACTTTTAAAAATTTGTTGCAATAAAATTTATATTAGTAATAACTTCTGGTACTTACACAGCATAAGAGGGTAAAAAGGTAAAGTCATTTTATACAGTTTTTGTAGAAAAATTTGTCCCAAATTTATTGGAGAAAATTTAATATTAAGGTGGGTTATGAATACAGGTTCATTTTTATTGGGGAAATTGTTATGTTAGTACAGTAGCATTACTCCCCTTTCAACCCCTAAATAAAAACTATATCCCCCCCATATCGAGTAGAAACTTTATTACTCCTCTCACTATTCTACCTAGTATCACTAGCCTATTCCACCTAGCTATCCTACCTTGTATCATTGTTCTCCCTTTAATAACGGAATCATTCTGTTCCTTTCTATCAATCTTAATTAAGAGGTGAGTTATGTGGTTTGTGTATTTGGTTTGTGTTGTTGTTGCTTATGCAGTAATGCGTAAGCAGATTAAGAGACTCGTTCGTATTTCAGACGAGTACGTGGCACGAATCAGTCTCGAGGCTGTACGGGATTTGAAGTCTCGTTCTAAAACGATCGAGGCTGACATAAAGGAGCTTGAAGAAGTTCCAATGCCAAGCGAATTAGCTGATAAGTACTTCAGCTAGTTCTTCGAGAGGATACCTTCGGGTATCCTCTCTATTTCCCATAACTAGTCTCTTCCCTTTAAAAACGATATTAATTCTAAAAGGAGGTTGTTATGGAAATAGTCACTGATGAAATTCAAGAATGGGATATAGTAAAAGAACTGCCTGACAATTATCTTGCATTCTATAAATGGGTAGACTATCTTGGGTGTAAGATACTCAAACTAGTTACAATACAATACGATCCACCATTTTAAGCACATCAATACCATATCACATATCTCACCAACTATAAGCCTGTCCTTCGGGATGGGCTTATATCTTTCATACTATCTTTATGTTACACTTGTCACACTTGTTACACCCAGAGACAGAACAACATCCAGTATAGCCATCTAGTATATTATCCAATATCCTTATGATACACATACGATACACCATCTGTATAGCCATACATATAGTCATCCAGTATAGCGTGACAGTATACCTCTGTATGGCTAGGTTATATAGCTAGGTTATATAATAGAAATGTAAAAGTTTTGTAAAACTTACTGTACACATATTTACTTTTTACTCAAAATATGGTATAGAACAACCTGTTCGTTGTCCTCTACCAGTGTACAGAGTATGGTGACTTTAACGAATGCTATTCTTCCTTACATACTAATAAATCAAACACATTCTAATACTACTAACAGTATGTTCTTCTGCTTACTAACAGGATATGTAGGCTATATATCTAGGGATATTGTTAAGCCATACACCAAAGTCATATAACCAGCTATTGTAAAAGTTTTGTAAAACCTATCCTACCCTTATTTATTTCACCACATTAATCATACATACGACATTCTTGTCGCATACACTATAATATCAATACCTTTAGTACTAATCTTGTAACAC